CCACTAACGCAACTGTTTCTCAATATTCTAAAGATGGTTCTATTTTACAGAACTACGTTTTCAATGGTTTATTTCCAATTGATTTATCTCCAATCGGTTTAGATTGGAGTAATAACGACACTATCGAAGAATACGATATAACGTTTGCTTATCAATATTGGACAAATACAGTTAGTACAGATAGTTAATATGTGTTATTTACGAGAGGGGCTTTGGCCCCTTTCTTTATGTTTTTTTGAATTGATATAGGACAAAATGGCTGCTAATAAATTTTCTTTATTTGGTTTTACGATTTCACGGAAAGAGTCAGAAGATGACCAGGCCGTGCAACAATCCTTTACGCCTCCGTCAAACGATGATGGCGCCTTAACGATAACATCTGCCGCTTATTATGGAACATACGTTGACCTAGACGGCACCGCTAAAAATGAAGTAGAGTTAATTTCTCGTTACCGTGAAATGGCAATGCAGCCTGAAATAGAATCTGCAATTGATGATATCATCAATGAAGCCATTTGCCAAGACGATGATGGTAATAATATTAAAATTGTTTTAGATGCTTTAAAACAACCAGAAAAAATCAAAACAGCCATCAAAAATGAATTTCATACCATATTGCGTATGTTAAACTATAACAATATGGCACACGATATATTTCGTAGGTACTATGTTGATGGTAGAATGTATTATCACATTATCATTGATAGAGAAAATCCTATTAATGGTATTAGAGAGTTAAGATACATTGACCCACGTAAATTGCGTAAAGTACGTGAAGTTAAAAAGAAAAAAGATGAACGCACTGGCGTAGAAGTAATGAATGTTATTAATGAATATTACATTTTTAACGATAAAGTTACAACTGGTTCTTCTAGTAATTTTGGTCCTGTGGGAGTTAGAATTACTACCGACTCTATTATTTCTGTTGTTTCTGGTCTTATGGACTCTCGCCGTGCTGTAGTTCTTTCATACCTACATAAAGCAATCAAACCACTTAATCAATTAAGGATGATTGAAGATGCGACAGTTATTTATCGTATATCTAGGGCTCCTGAGCGCCGTATTTTTTATATTGACGTTGGCAATCTACCCAAATTAAAAGCAGAACAATACCTCCGTGACATCATGGTTAAATACAAGAATAAACTTGTATATGATGCCAACACAGGTGAAGTTCGTGATGACCGTAAATTTTTATCTATGATGGAAGATTTTTGGTTACCACGTAGAGAAGGCGGCAAAGGTACTGAGATTGCTACATTACCTGGCGGCCAAAACTTAGGTGAATTAGAAGATGTTAAGTATTTTGAAAAGAAACTATATAAAGCATTGAATGTTCCTGTTTCTCGTTTAAATCCAGAAAATTCTGGTTTTTCTTTAGGTCGTACAAATGAGATTACACGTGACGAATTAAAATTTGCTAAATTTGTTGACCGTATGCGTAACAAGTTTTCTGATTTGTTTGACCAAGCATTAAGAGTTCAATGTGTTCTTAAAGGTATTTGTACCAATGAAGAATGGATGGAATTTAAAGAACACATCTATTATGATTTTATTAAAGATAATAACTTCACAGAACTCAAAGATGCTGAGTTAATGAAAGAGCGTTTAGCTTTATTGCAAGAAGTGGATCCATATACTGGTCGTTACTTCTCGCAGTCATGGATTCAAAGAAATGTATTACGATTGACTGACCATGAAATTAAAGAAATGCAAATTGAGATTGATGAAGAAAAGGCAAATGGTTTAGGTTTACCGCAACAGACAATGAATAATATCTCTGCACAGATGATGTTATCACAGGTTCCACAACAACCAGCGAATCCGGTAGACCAAGAAGAAGAAGATGTATAAATATTATATCAATTAAATAAATGGAGAAAATGATGGCAGATTATTCAACACGCAATATTATAGATTATGCAATGGATGACAACGGTGTTGAATTCCGTAAAGCATTGTACGGTGCAATTCACGATAAAGTATCGGCACACATTGAAGCAGCTAAAGAAGTGATTGCACAAAATTTAATTTCTCCAGATGAAGATGATTACGAAGAAGAACATCAAGAATCTGAAGAAGAATCGGAAGAATAAGGATAAAAAATGGCCGGAGCAAAATATACATATCAAGTATTAAGAGATACAACAACAGATTCCGTTATTAAAATAACAGGCATCTTTGATGGTTCATCTCAAGAAGCAAACAATCAGAGAATTCAAGCTAATACATTATATGGCGCTTTGGATGCTAATGGTGTTCCTTTAAGAAGTTCTTCTAGTTTAAGTAATACCGCTCTGAGTTATTATGACTTACAATTAACAGGTTTAAAGTATTACGTTAATTTACCAACGTCAAATACATCTGGTCAAATAGGTACTGTTGAAGTATTTTGGAACGGTTCAGGAAGCACTCCAGCGGCACAATATGCCAATTCAGCAACCATTTTTCATTTGAACAGTTCTGGTGAGTTTGGTTTAGGTGAACAATTACCATCTATTACAAATAACTCTGGTGGTACTAACGGTTATCCTTTAGTTACAGCAAATACAGGTAATGGCGACTTAGGTGTATATACTTCAGGTGCAACGGCAAACAGTTCATATACTTTAATTATTGCATTACGTAAGAATAATCAAATGTATCAACGTGGTCAATTTAATGATCCAGCTGCATTTAACTATACTCCTTATAACCTCAAACCATAACGGAAAAGTAATGAAACTCATTAAAGAAATTCACGAAACAGTTAATTATATTACGGAAGGTGCAGACGGCAAAAAAGAACTTTATATTGAAGGTCCTTTTTTAGTATCCGAAAAGAAAAATAAAAATGGCCGTCTGTATGAATACAATACGATGAAAAAAGAAGTTCATCGTTATACTGAAGAATATATCAATAAAAATCGTGCGTTTGGTGAATTAGGACATCCTGAAACACCTACTATTAATCTAGACCGTGTATCACATATGATTGTTGGGTTAAGAGAAGATGGTACACAATGGATTGGTAAGGCAAAAATTCTTGATACACCTATGGGACAAATTGCTCGTAAACTTATTGAGGGTGGTGCTCAATTAGGTGTTTCTTCAAGAGGTATGGGTTCATTGAAGAATGTTAACGGTGTTAATGTTGTTCAGAACGATTTTTATCTAGCCACAGCGGCAGATATTGTAGCAGACCCTTCCGCACCTGGTGCTTTTGTACAAGGTATTATGGAAGGTAAAGAATGGATGTTAGTCAATGGTGTATGGACTGAAGTTGAACATGCGCAAGCTGTTAAACAAATTCGCCAAGCTTCACAAGCGGATATAGAAAAAGTTAGTCTACACATATTTGAAAACTTCATGAAAAAACTTTAATTATAAATATCCAATATAAATCAAGGAGATTTTCAAAATGGCAAATTACAATCTATCTGATGCCGCTAAAAACATTTTATTAGGCGAAGATTCTAAATCAACTTTTGATGCAAACATTGCTCAAAAGCGTGGTCAACGTGGCCATGAAGGCACACAAGGTAAAAGAGGTATGGTTGGTCAAGATAAATTACCTACATCTACTGTTGCTGGTCAACAAGATGTTGGTGAAATTGGTCAATCACCGGAAGAAATGGATGATAATTTACCTGATTATTTAAAAGGTACTCCATCAGCAACTCCTCCAGGTGCCACACCACCTGTAGGTTCACAAAAAGATGGTGTTGGTGCTTCTAAAGTTACTGGCCCACAAGATACAATGGGGAGAAAAGACATTATGCACCCAACACAATCAATGGCAACTGACTATCAAGCAATTCGTGACCGTATTGCTGGTAAATTAGCACCACAAATGATGCCAACAAACGCTGGTGGCGTTGGTATTCAATCTTACGGTGAAGAAACAGAATACGATGATGAGTCTTTAACTGAAGAAGAAAAGATGATGAAAAAAGATAAAGAAATGAAGATGAAGAAAATGATGCATCAAGATATGAAGATGAAAGAAGATATCGATGCGTTATTGTCTGGCGAAAATTTATCTGAAGAATTTGTACAAAAAGCAACAACAATTTTTGAAACTGCTGTTTTGACACGTGTTGATGTTGTTGTTGAACAAATCGAACAAGAATTAACAGAACAATTTGAAATTGCTGTAGAGCAAATCAAAGAAGATTTAGCAGCTAAAGTTGATGATTACCTAAATTATATGGTAGAAGAATGGATGAATGAGAATCAACTTGCTATCGAATCCGGTTTACGTGCAGAAATTACCGAAGATTTTATTTCTGGCTTACGTAACCTTTTTGTTGAGCACTATATTGATATTCCTACTGAAAAAGTGGATGTTGTTGAGCAATTAGCAGCTAAAGTTGAAGAACTTGAAAATGCACTCAATGAAGAAATCAATAATAATGTTGCATTAACAAAAGATTTAAACGAACAGAAAAAAATTGAGGCTATCTACGCAGCGTGTGAAGGCCTGACGCAAACTCAAGTAGAAAAACTTAAAGCGCTTGCAGAAAACGTTGAGTTTAATACTGAAGAAGATTTTGCTGACAAAATCGAAACTTTAAAAGAATCATATTTTAAAGCTGACATTAAGGTCGCAAATAAATTGGATTTAACGGAAGAAATCGAAATTGAAGAAGAAACTAGAAAATCAGTTTCTACCGATCCTTCAATGGAAGTTTACGCTAAAACAATCTCTCAAACACTAATTAAGTAAAAAAGGATAAAAAATGTACTTAACAGAAGAACTACAAAAGAAATGGGATCCAGTTCTGAATCATCCAGAACTCGAATCTATTAAAGACCCATACAAAAAGGCTGTTACAGCCATGGTATTGGAAAATCAACATCAGGCAATGACAAAAGACCGTCAAGCTTTGATGGAAGTGTCTGACTCTGGTCCAACAAACGCAACTGGTTCAGCTGTTCAGAACTTTGACCCAATTTTAATTAGCTTGGTTCGCCGTGCTTTGCCTAACTTAATCGCTTATGACGTTGCTGGTGTACAACCAATGACTGGTCCTACAGGATTAATTTTTGCAATGCGTGCTCGTTACGCTAATCAAACTGGTACAGAAGCATTCTACAACGAAGCTAATACAATCTTCTCTGGTAATACTTCACAGTATGCTCCATATAACTCATATGGTTTCCAAGGTACTTCAACAACTGATACAGCAAACTCTGCCGTTGCTAACGAAACTGCTAACAGTTTCACAACTGGTATTGCAATGCCAACATCACAAGCTGAATTCTTAGGCGCTGATACAGGTTCTACATTCCAACAGATGGCATTCTCTATTGAGAAAGTTACTGTAACTGCTGCTTCACGTGCATTGAAAGCTGAGTACTCATTAGAACTTGCACAAGACTTAAAAGCAATTCACGGTCTTGATGCTGAAACAGAATTGTCTAACATTTTGTCTACTGAGATTCTTGCTGAAATTAACCGTGAAGTTATCCGTACTATCTATTTGTCTGCTGTTGTTGGTGCACAATATGGTACAGTTACACAAGGTTACTTTGACTTAGATACTGACTCTAACGGTCGTTGGTCTGTTGAGCGTTTCAAAGGTTTGATTTTCCAAATTGAAAGAGATGCTAACGTAATCGCAAAACAAACTCGTAGAGGTAAAGGTAACGTGTTAATCGTTTCTTCTGACGTTGCTTCTGCTATGGCAATGGCTGGTGTATTATCTTATACTCCTGCTCTCCAATCTGACTTGCAAGTAGATGATACTGGTAACACATTTGCTGGTATGTTACATGGCCGTATCAAAGTGTACATCGACCCATACTATGGTGGTTATACATCTAACCAAGAATTAGTAACTATCGGTTATAAGGGTTCTTCTCCTTATGATGCTGGTATTTTCTATTGCCCATACGTTCCTTTACAAATGGTTCGTGCAGTTGACCAGTTCACATTCCAACCTAAGATTGGTTTTAAGACTCGTTACGGCATGGTAGCAAACCCATTTGCTGCTGGTTTGAATCCTAATAGCGGTATTATTCAACCACGTAGTAACGTATACTATCGTTTGTTCGGAGTCAAAAATTTGATGTAAACTATTGATTTTTTTGATAAAATTACCATAGAGTAATATTTAAAACAGGAACTTCGGTTCCTGTTTTTTTATATATAAATACATATAGTTCTTAACCTTTTTTTATTTGATATGAAACCAACGTATCTGTACATTAAACAACACAAAATTACCAAATTAAAATATTTTGGTAAAACAACTAAAGATCCAAACAAGTATCTTGGTTCAGGTAAACATTGGATTAGACACATCAAAAAACATGGACTTGAAATTGATACTATATGGTATCAATTATTTACTGATGAAAAAGAAATGGTTGATTTTGCTTTAAAATTTTCAAAAGATAATAATATAGTTGAATCAATTGAATGGGCAAATTTAAAAGAAGAAAATGGATTAGATGGTGGATTTGATAAAGGTTGGTGGTCGGAAGAACAATTGAAAAATTTTAGTCAAAAAACAAAAAATGGATGGGCTAATGGGAAATATGATGCTGAAAAACTGCGACTTTCTCGTATTGGATTTAAACAACCAGAATCACAAAAGAAAGCTGTTGCTGAAAAATTATCAAAACATTATTTAATTACAGACCCAAATGGCAATCAATTCACAATCAAAAATTTAAATCAATTTTGTCGTGAAAATAATTTAGACCAAGGAAATATGACAGCTGTATCTAAAGGAAGAATGAAGCAGTGTAAAGGCTGGAAAATCTCTCCTTTTATGACCTAAATACTTGTATGAAAACATTCAAACAATTTCAAAAAGAAAATTATAACGGAAGAAGTATCGTTAAACACGGTATTAAAATTTCATTTCATGATGACCGGGTAGATTTTCATAAAGGTTCTGAATTGGTACATTCACATAAAGGCGATTATAAAAATGCCACTAAAGGACATATAACGGCCGCAACAAGCAAAGCAGCAAAATTGCAAGCCGATTCAGACCATTTTAAATCAGACCATGAAAGACGTTTTAAAATGGCTACTCCATTTAAAAAGTCAAGGTTTAAATAATGACTGCACTTACTAGAACCCCACAAAATACTAATTACTTACAACCAACCAAATATGTGTTGCAGTTTGACCGTATTGGTTCGGTTCAATACTTCTGCCAAACAATAAACATACCTGGTATGAGTTTGGGTCAAGCATCTTTTAGTAATCCTATGATAGATATTCCTATCGCTGGTAATAAACTAACATATAACCCATTGAATATTGAATTTGCTATTTCAGAAGATTTGGATTCTTGGAATCAATTACAATTATGGCTTCGTTCTATTGCTTCACCATCAAGTATTGCCGAAAGAAATCAATTAACAGCATTACAAAATAATTATAAAACTTCAAAACTTACTAGTTATTCTGATGCCACATTAACAGTTCTTTCAGCATTAAATAATCCAATTCTAAGAGTTCAATTTTACAATACTTTTCCAACTTCATTATCAGACATTTTTTTTGATACGAAAGACTCAGCAGATACCATTATCACAGGTAATGCAAGTTTTTCTTTTGAGTATTTTGATTTTCTCCCATTGTAACACAGGCTTGCCACAGTAACATAGTTTATGTTATAGTGTAATATTAACGTTAATTTATTGAATATATTATGGAAACTTTAGAACAAGTATTGGAAACATGGAAATCAGACGCAGATATTGACCAGACAGAACCTGGCAGAGAACTGTTGAAGATTCCAAAACTACACAACAAATATATTAGCATATTAGTCAAACATAAAATGGCTGCCAAAAAGGCTCATTTTAATTATCTTCGTATGCGTAAGATTAAAATTGACTATTATGGAGGTCGCCTAAGTAAAGAAGAACTAGAAGAACATGGATGGGAACCATTCCAATTTGTTCTGAAATCTGATGTGACGGCTTATCTAGAAGCAGATGATGATTTAATCAGACTGCTTGAAAAGAAAGTATATCATGAAGAAACGGTATCTGTAATTGAATCTATATTAAATGAATTGAAACAAAGAACGTGGCAAATTCGTGATTTTATATCTTGGGAACGGTTTATAGGTGGACAATAACGAACA